CTCGCGGATCAGGCGGGCGGTGCCCACCCCCTGGCCGGCGACGACCATCTTGTTGGCGGCCGGCGCCGGCGCCGTCAGCGTCCAGGCCCCGAGCGTCTCCAAGCCGGCGGCGAACACCACCCCCCGGTCGACGGGGATGAAGGCGTCGAAGCGGAGGTCCACGATGTCGAACACCACGCCGGCGGGCCGGGCCGTGTCTTGCATCAGCGTCAACAGGTTCTGCCACCGGGCGTTGACCGTCACGGCGGCGCCGGCGGGGGTCGGCATGGGCACGGTGAGCCCGGCCACGCGCCGGGCCGGGGTGGCGCCGGGGCCGGCGTTGACGTTGGCCAGCTCGGCCAGCACCGTGGTCACGGCGCCGGTGTGGACGTCGTAGGCGGTGCTCGAGTAGGGCGGGGCGGCGGTGCCCGGCTGGGGGTGGGCTAGGCGCCGCTTCAGCCACACCGTGTCATCGACGCCGGCCAGCGACAGCATGTCGCCGTCGATGTCGACGGTGCGCTCGAGGTGGGTGAGCGGGCCCGAGCGCCAGATGGTGTCGTCCACCCGCACCTCGAGCCGGGCGAAGGTGTCGGCGGCGAAGATGGCGCCGGCGGCGGTGTCGGTGGGCAGGGTCAGCGCCCACGTCGACACGTCGTTGACCCGAGCGTAGAACTCGGCCTTCTCGTAGACGTCGACCTGGGCCTGGCGCACGCCGACCTGGTCGGTGACGTACAGCGTCCACTCGCTCATGCCGCCAGCCAACGGTGCCGCCACGCGAACGTGGCCCGGGTGGCGGTGGTGGCCGACGCCACCGCGATCGAGATGCGGTTGGGCCCGGGGATCAGCGGCCACAACGTCGAGTCGTCGGTCAGGCGGCCGAAGGCGTTGGTGCCGTCGACGGTGACCAGCTTGTGGCCGGGCCGGGTGTCGACCACCAGCGTCGAGCCGGCGGCGACGTTGCCGGTGAGGTGAAGCTGGTCGCCGGTGGAGTCGTTGCGCAGGGTGACGTCGATGCCAGGGCCCATGACGGTGATCACCGGCCAGGCGTTGACGTCGCCGGCGTTGGTGATGGTGAGGGCGGCGAACACGTCGGAGGCGCCCAGGATGAGCGGTTGCTGGGCCCAGGTGCCGGCGAACGGGAACCATCGGTAGCTGGTCTGGCCCAGGGTGGCGGTGACGCTCTGCTCGTTGGCGTCTTGCCAGTAGGGGTCGGCGGCATGGAACGCCAGCGTCGTCAGGCCCAGCAGGGGCCACTCCTCGGTGAAGTCATCGAGCCCGGCCTCGTAGGCGCACACCAGCTGGCGGCCGGCGTGGTCGCCCTGGACGACGGTGAGGGTGCCCTCGCCCTTGGTGGGGTCGAGCGCTCGGGCCCAGCGGCGCAGCTCGTCGCGTCCGGCGGTGGGGCCGGGCACCACCACCGGCAGGGCCACCAGCCGCTCCTCGTGGCGGGCCCCCCGGAACCGGGCGCCGTGGGCCTGGGGCACCCGGATCGTGGACAGCGACACCGGCGGCATCATGCGGGCCCGGGCCTCGGTGCGGGTCACGAAGCGGATCGTGTCGCCGGCGGCGCTGCGCCACTCGTGGGTCTCGCAGGTGGCGTCGGGCGTCCACGGTGCGTCGATGGTGCTCACTGGATGCCGGCCAGGAGCTCGAGCCGGCGGAAGCCGTAGGCGACGTCGGCGGCGTCGGCGGTGCGTGGGTAGAGGTTGAGCGTGTAGTGGCCGCCGCCCTCTTCGGCCACGATGGCCCGCAGCAACGACTCGGGCGACACGATCTCGGTGCCGGCCTCGCCGCCGACGAACAGGGTGGGGGCGGTGAGCACCCCGCCGCCGGCCAGCTGGGGGATGTCAGGGAAGCCGATCGTGAAGCCACCGATGGTCTCGCCGCCGAGGTGGACGGGGCCCACGTCGAACGATGGCAGCGTGAAGCTGGGCACCCGGAACTCGATCCCGTTCCACGCTCGGATGATGGCGTTGATGGGCGCCTTGATGGCGTCGACCACCTTGCCCACGGCGTCGGTGATGCCACCCACGACCGACGAGATGGCGCCGCCGATCTTGCCGAAGATGTCGGTGATGAAGTCGAGCACCGCCTGGGCGCCGCCCTTGATCGTGTCCCAGTTGGCCGAGATCAGCAGCACCGCCGCGCCGATGGGGCCGGTGATGATGGCCAGCAGGAGCGGCCAGTGGTCGCGCACCCAATCGAACACCGCCATCACCGCCTCCTGGATGGTGTCCCAGTTGCGCGTCACGATGAGCACGGCGGCGCCGATGGGGCCGGTGATGATGGCCAGCAGGAGCGGCCAGTTGGTCTTGACCCAGTCGAAGGCGGCCTTCACGGCGCCGGTCACGGCGTCCCAGGCGGCGGTGGTGACGGCGACGATGGTGTCCCAGTTGTTGATGATCAGGTAGGCCACGCCGGCGATCACGGCGCCGATGGCGATGAACGGGGCGGCCGCCGCCAGGGTGGCCACGGCGGCGGCGCCGGCGGCCACGGCCCACGAGATGAACGCCGGGATCACGGCGGCGCCGACCACCACGCCGATGCCGATCAGCGCCGACAGCACGACTTCCTTGTGGCCGCTGATCCACTCGAACACCGTCGAGAACGCCGGTAGCACCGTGCCGGTCAGGAACGTCGCCAGCTTGCCGAGCACCGGCAGCACGGCGGTCCCGATCTCCTCCTGGAACTCGCCCATGGCGATCGATGCGGCCCGCACCTCGCCGGCGGTGGAGTGGGCGGCCACGCCGGCCTGGCCTTTGAAGGTGGTCGCCATGTCGCTCATGATCTGGTCGAGCGACTTGGCCGACCCATCGGCGTTGTTGGTCTCGACGCCGAGCCGCTTCAGGGCGCCGGTCTGGCCCTGCGCCGCCTTCATCATGGCTTCGGTGACGGTGCCGAGATCCTTGCCGGTGGCGGCCGAGACGTCGGTGGCCACGGTGAGGGCCTCCTGGGCCTTCTGCGTGTCGCCGAAGCCGCGGGCCAGGGTGGCCAGGGCGGGGCGCAGGTCGTCGTCGGCCACCGCCGTCTGCTTGGACAGCGACGAGATGAACTCCTCGCTCTTGGCGATCTGCTCGTCGGTGGCGCCGGCGGTGTTGCGCAGGGCGGCGGCGAGCTGGGCCTGGGCCTCGGCGTCGGCGGCGGCGGCGGCGACGCTCTCCTTGCCGAAGTCGATCACGGCGCCCACGGCGAAGGCACCGCCCACCGCCAGGGCCGCCTTCTTGGCGAAGCTCCCGAGCGTCGACTGCGCCTTGCCGGCGGCCTGGTCGACCTCCGACGTCAGCTGCTTGGTGTCGGCCAGGAACTTGGCGATGATGGTCGGCCCGGACGCCACGGCTACTTCTTCCGGCGGGCGGCGCGCTCCCGGGCCCGGATCTCGTCGCGCATGAAGCCCACGAAGGCGGCGTAGGTGGCGTCATCCATGGCGAACACGTCGTCGGGGCTCAGTCGCCAGAACCGGCAGAAGCCGGCGAGCTCTCGGAGGCGACGTGCCTCGTAGGGTCCACGTCGAGGGCGCCCTCCTCGATCTCGACGCCGACGTCTTCGCAGGCCTCCCACCGCAGCCCCGGGTACTGGCGGCGCAGCTTCATCCACACCAACGTCTGGATCCGGTCGGCCGAGTCGGCGTTGGGCCCGCACAGCACGTCCCACGCTCGCCCCGTCTGCGCCTTGAGCTCGCGCTGCGTGCCGGGCGACGGGATGCGGCGCGCTTCGACGGCGAGCACCTGTACGAACTCGGGCAGCTGCGCCACCACCGTCGCCGTGTCGGTCTCACCGTTCACACTGCCGGTTGCGACCATGCGAACCTCCCTACCGTGTCGCTGGCCGTGTCGGCGGCCACCTTCTCGAAGTCGTCGGCGGCGTCGGTGGCCGCCGGGTACAGGTAGCGGCCCTCGGGGCTGTAGGCCCGGCCCCTCGAGCCGCCGAACTCGATCCAGCCGTCGTAGGGGGCGCCGCCGTCGTAGCCCACCGACACCGCCTCGTCATCGGCGCTGGACTCGAGTGTGGAGGCGAGCAGTCCGGTCAAGTGGGGCACGCGGCCACGGACCTGATCGGCCAGCCGGGTACCGAACGGCTCGGCCGCCTTGAGCACGGCCGGGCCCAGCTGCTCGCCCCACCGGCGCAGGTCGGCCATCGCCGCCTCGTCGCCCACGAACTCGACCTCGCTGGTCATGCGACGGCACCAGCCGGCTCCTCAGCCGCGGCCGCCTCGGCGCCGGCGACCGGCGTGATGTTGGTGATGGGCACCGTCGTCCACCCCGAGATCGACCATTCCAGATCGAAGCTGGAGGCGTCGCCCACGTCGCCCGACAGCGGCGCGAACGGCTGGGGGATCAGGTCGCCGGTGTACTCGGGGTTGGTGTCGCTGATGGGCGCGTTCGAGTTGGGCAGCACGGTGAACGGCACCGGCACCCCGCCCTCGACGGCGGCGGTCAGCACGGCGTTGGTGGCGTCGGGATCGAACGAGTGGTACAGGCTGGCCTTCAGCGTCCACTTCACCGAGCCCGGGTACTCGCGGATCCCGCACGACGTCTTCACCTCCACCGTGGTCACGTCGGGCGTCATCTCGATGTGGCTCAGCAAGCACTTGAGGGTGCTGCCATCGATGGTCAGGTCGGGGCTGTACAGGATGACGGGTTGCGGGTCTGGCATGGGTCAGGAACCTCCAGTGATGGGCACGCGCAGCGTGAGCCGCGCCGCTAGGTACGACACTCCACCGATGGGGAACACCCGGGGCGCCCCCACCTGATCGAGGGGCCACGGATCGACGTCGCCGGCCAGGCGGCCCAGCGTGTAGTCGACCAGCGACTCGAGCGTGGCCACGCCGGCGCCCGGCACCAGCCGACCGGCCACGGCGATGACGGTCAGGCGGCCGGTGCGCAGGCATGCCGTGTCGGGCACCAACCACGGTTCGCCCCAGCCGATCATCAGCGCCGGGGGCTCGAGGGCGTCGACCAGGTCGACCAGCACGGCCGGGTCGCCATCGGCCACCGGCGCCAGCGCCGCCGCCAGCTTCACGCGAGCGTCGACCAGCGCCGTCATGCGAGCCCCCATTGCTCCTTGAGGGCGCCGAGGTTCACGGCGTGGCGGGCGAAGCCGTCCTTCGGCGCATAGAGCACGCCGACCTGCTCGTAGCCGATGACGCCGTAGGCGGCGTCGGCCGCCTTGTACCACTCGACGGCCCGGTTGACGTTGGTGCGCACCACCAGCGCCGGCGCCGGGTCGGGCACCGGGCCACCGTCGATGAGGTCGAGCTCGAAGTCGATCTCGGTGGCGGCCGCCTCCAGGCAATCCTCGAGCAGCTGGGCGTTGGCCGGCGTCGACTGGATGCGCAGGGCGGCGGCGAGCTGGTCGGCGGTGGCGTAGGCCATGCTCACTCCTCCGAAGGCGGCACCGGGTCGGGTAGCGGTTGACGCTGGGGCGCCGGCTCGGGCTCGGGCTCGGGCTCGGGCTCGGGGGCGCCGGCGCCCGTCCAGATCGGCGGTGCGCCCACCGCCTGGCGGTTGGGATCGTCGAAGGTGCTCACGGCGTCACCGTGACCTTGATGACGCCAGTGGGCTCGATCACCACGGCGTCGAAGTCGCCGGCGTAGCCGACCTGCACCCCCCACACCGAGGGCTCCACGACCTGGAGGTTGCCGTACTTGTACTCGAAGGCCTTGACGGCGGCGGTGGAGTACACGAGCACGGTGCCGTCGGCCAGGCCGGCCGACATCAGCGACGACAGGCCGCTCAGCGACGGGATGGTGCCGTTGGCGATGTCGCTGGCGTTCATGGCGGCGATGGCGTTGGTGGGGTTCAGCGCCGGGAAGAGCGGCCCGATGACGCCGAGCATGTCGGGCGACACGGCGATCACCGTGCGGCCCTGGCCCTTGGTGGCGGCGAACACCAGACCGGCCGCCGACCAGATGGCCTTGGAGATGTCGAGCGCCGTGGGGGCCGCCGGGATGGCCGGGCCGGGGGTGGAGTTGGCGACCATGACGGTGCCCATCTCGTCCTCGGTCTCGATGCCGTATTGCTGGGCCAGGTCGGTGATCACCATGTCGAGGATCGCCGGCGAGGTGCGGTTGATGTCCTGCTTGGACACGTTCACGTAGCCGCCGAAGGTGTCGGCGCCCAGCGGGGTCTTGGTGACCGTCATCTTGCGCGAGGGCAGCTCGGTCTTCTCCCCGGCCTGCTTGCCGACCTGGGTGTGCTGCGTGACCCTGGCGTACGACCACGCGCCACCGCCGAGGTCGACGGGGCCCACCGAGGCGATCAGGGGGCGGGCCACCTCGATGAAGTTGACGATCGGCTGGACGATCTGCTCGGGGATCAGGCCGGGGTTGTCGACGGTGGTCTGGTGGGCGGCCACCCGGTGGTAGGCGTCGAGCCGGTTGCGAGCGCTCTCGTCGCCCAGCTGGGCGTAGTACAGCTCAGCGACGTAGGCGCCGGCGCTGCGGTACTCGACGGTGGCGGCGTGGCCGCCGGGCGCCCGGGCTTGCTCGTAGGCGCCGAGCAGCTCGGCGGTGCGGTTGCGGGACTCGATGGCGATGCGGGCCCCTTCACGTAGGGGCTCCATCTGGCCCTCGATGACGCGCATGCGGTCGCGGGCCCGGGTGTAGAGCTCCATCTCCTCGGCGGACAGGTCACGACCGGCGGCCTCGGCCCCTTCGATCAGCCCGTCCATGAACGTGCGGCGCTCCTCGAGTTCAGCCTGGAACCGAGCGAGCATGGCGTCAGTCGCGCTCACGGCGACCTCCTCACGAATCGGAAACGTGGTGTGGTGGTTCCGAGTCCGGTGACGTCGCTTCGTCCAGTCCCGGCGGCGCCGCCGCTCGGCCTGGAGGTCTCCCTCGACTACGTGCGCGGCACCCTACGACACGGGCGCAGTGATGTCACGCAGCACGTCGGCCATGCCGGCGCCGGCGGCCAGCCGCTCGAGCCGGATGCGATCCAGGTTCGGCGTCGCCGTGGGGGGCGGGGCCTCGTCGCCGGCGGCCCGCACGGCGAGCACCTTGGCCCCGGTGTAGGCGGGGTCGCCGGTGAGGGCGATGTGGTCGAGCATGGCCTTGGTGATGCGGCGCCGGGCCCGGTCGTAGGTGTACACCTCGCCGCCGGGCAGGGGCAGGAAGCCGACCGAGCCGGCCAGCAGATCCTCGGCGGCGAGCTCGAGTACTTCGTCGCCGGCCGG